TCACAAAGTTCGGGTTGTTAATCTGCGAACCCGACAGTAGAGCCGATATTTCGTTGATCGGCTGGTTGCGCATCGCGTACTGCTCCGACATGTACTGATTGCGCGCCATGTTGGATGCGTTGAAAGTCGACTGCGCTTGCGCCACCTGTTGTGCGAGCCCGGCATTGGCGAACTCGCCGCGCGCTGCCTCCTGCGTGAATGTATTTCTCTGCGCGTCGTTGGCGAATTGTCCGGCCTGGAGTGTCTCCTGAAACTGTTGCTTTTGCCCTTCATTGGCGAACTGCGCGCGGCCGTATTTTTGGGTGAAGTCCTGCTGCTGCGCGGCGTTCTGGAAGCCCGCGCGCTGTGCAGCCATATCCATCATGCGCTGCTGCTCTTGCCCGCCCGCCGCGGTTACCGCGAGGCGCGCGTCGTTCGACTGCCGGTTATAGTCGTCCATCGCCGAGGCGTAGGCTTGTGAGCCGTAGCGGATACCCTGATCGGCGAGCCGCTGCTCGATGTTGGAGCGTTCCTTCTGAAGCTGCGGATTGAGCCGCCCATACAGCGCCTCCTCGACCCGGCCGCGGTCGGCGGAGAAGTTGTCCGCCGGGCCATAGTCCCGTGTGATTGCGCCTGCGTCGCCAAACTCGGTGAGTTGCTGGCCGTAATTGCCAAGGCTCGACTGCTGCTGACCGGCGTCTCCGAACGTGGTCTGCGGCTTTAAGATATTGCCGATCAGGTTCGGGTCGCCGGGGGCCGGGGCTCCCGAAGTATCAAGATTGTTGGCGAGCAGCTTGGAGAGGCGGTCGCTCTGCTGGTTCGCCATCCCAGCGAGATTGTACTTTGCGGCGTCGCTCTGTGCCTTGGTGGCGGCGGCCTGCTCGGACAGGGACTGCGTCGCCGTGAACGTCGGGATGTTAACCGCGAGCCCGGTGTAGGGGTCGTTCCAAGTATAGGAGCCGGTGGTGTCGTAGCGCAGCGAGCCGTCCGGCGTGACTTGGTTTGTGTTGCCAAGAAACGCATTGGCGATCGATGTGCCTACGTTGGTCGACGTCGACGCTCGCGCGGTGTCAACCGGATTGGGCGGTGACGGGGGATCTGGCTTACCCATGCTTCACCTTCAATAGACTTCCCCGGAGCCGACCGCTGGCGGGGGCACCATGTTCGGGTTCTGTGGCTGCGGCGGCTGCCCAAGGATCGGCGGCGGAGCCACGTTAGGCCCGCCGGGGACCATGCCCCCGGGCTGCATGCTCTGACCCATCGACTGCGGCGTCAGCCCCGGCGTCCCCATGATCCCCTGCCCCGGGGTCGGCGGCGCAGGCGGTGCCATCGGCCCGGGTGGCCCGCCCAGCGGCGGTGTCCCCGGCGCTCCCGGCGTTGTCGCCTGCCCCGCTGCGCCCGCGCCCGGTGCCGGTATCCCGGCGTTCGGTTGCGGCGGCATGCCCATCCGCGGCGGCGGGTGCTGGATATTCATTAACGCCTGCGTGATGCTGTTGCGCTGCTGGTTGCTCGCCTGCGGCAGGTACTTCTGGATCATCGAGCTATAGTCGACCATCGTTTACACTCCCGGCACTGGCGGCACTGGCGGCGTCGGCATGGTCGGGGATGCCCCCATGCCCAAAGCTGGCGAGCCCGGCATCGTCATGTACGGATTGGGCGCAGCCATCTGTTGCTGCATCATCGCGGTCGATGCCTCGGGGGTCGGCATGCCGCCCGGCATGAAGCGGTCCATGCCCGGACCAAGCGGCGGTGCCCCGCCCCCGCGCATATCCCCCGGCATCGGCGGCGGTCGACGAGCGCCCATCTGCGCGCTCTGGATTGCGTTAGGCATCCCAGACGGTCCCGCGGCCATGGCCGCCATTCCGGCCGGGCTCATCGGCCCACCACTGGTCGACGGCTGCGGCCCGCCCGAGAACCGATCAAAGCCCGGCATGCTCGGATTTATGTTCGGGTTGCTTGGTCGGCTAAAGCCGCTCGTCGGCAGACCGCGCCCTCTCGCCGCCTGCTGCATCATCTGCATCGCGATCGCGTTGCGCATGTCAGGCATATCACGCTGCCTCCTCGGCATATTCAGCGGCATAGATCAGAGCATCGTCGATGTGATGCTTCAGCCGCTTGTTGAACCTGTTCGCTGCCCAGTCATTGTCGGTGAGCGTAGCAATGACGCCGTCGCGGTCGCGCCCGAACAAACGCGCTACCTTCACGAAGACGTAGTCGTAGACCGCAAGCTGACGCAGCAGCCGCTCGTTGTCGGCCGGTATCCGCATCGCCACCATCTGGCAGCCGCACTGATGGAACGGATACTGATGCATGCGCGCGACCATGCCGCGCGACAGCCAGCGCGGCGTCGTTGCGGCGCCTGAGATCTCGATGATCTCGGCCTCGGGGTCGTAGTTGTGATAGACCAGCCCCGCGATCAGGCGGTCCTGCTCGTCGATTACGCCGATCGTCTTCGCGTTCGGCCCGAACCCCCGCCGACAATGCGGTATCAGGCTCGCGACAAACTGCGAGACGAGGGTGTCGTAGCCGTAGACGTAACGAAGCATCACACCTCCCACCAATTCTTCGGCGGCCGTGCGTTGTAGGCTTGCTCCTTGGCTTGATTGTCGGCGAGGCGTGCAGCGATCGAGTTGCGCCGCGCGTCTTTGTCGTATGGCCCGCCCTGCGACAGCGAGATCAGCGCCAGCGGATCGACCTGCCCCTGATCGTGGCCGTAGTACAAATTGTTCGGGATGCGCCCGCTGCCGTAGACGTCGCCGTAGCCGGTCATCTGCTGCGGCTCGCGCCACTCGTGCGGCATCCGCAGCGCGTCGACGTCGCTGTAGCTGATCGGGCGGTTCTTTGCCGTCCACGCCGCTACCGCCTGCTCGGACGGGGCGAAGCCCTTGATGTAGGCGGGCGCAAACATGCCACCGAGAGCGCCCTCGGGATTGTAGTCGGCGTTCTCTCCGGTCGGCGGGACCGGGATCGGTGACGGGATCGGTGCGTCTGCCATCGTTCACTCCTCAGACGTTGTACCCGGCGCGCTCGTAGGTCGCGGCGATCGCGATCAACTCAACCCTCGGCGTGGCCTGCTGCGCCACCGTCACTTGTATGATCGGCGCGTGGCTGAAGCCGGTCACGCCGATCGACACCCAGCCGGTGCTGCGCGTCGTCGGCTGGTTAAGTGACGGCTGGTCCCACTTTGCTTCGTCCCACAGCCCCTGATCCCAGACGTCGGATACGCCGGGGTCGGGACCGGCGAGCGGCGGCTGCGGGATAGCAATCAGGTAGTCAGACGTCGCCGAAAGCTGCGGTAGGAACGGCTCGGTGGCCCCGGCGACGAACGCCGCCCGCGCCTGCCGCCACACCGTGGTCCCGCCGTTTGAGCGGAACACCTCCCAGCCGCCGACCACGGTGGCGACGTAAGGGATCTTGCGGTGGTTGCCGTCGTCGTAGCCGGTGCGGTCGGCCTGCATCAGGATGCCGTCCTGCGTGCCGAAGAACATATCGCCGCGCAGGCGGCAGAAGCAGGTCGCGTCCCACCCAACGAAACGCGCCCACGCGCCGGTCGAGATGTTGATGAGCCCACACTGCTGGTCGCCCGGCTTGCCGTAGGGCCACGTCACGAACAGCGCGCCGTACTCGTCCCATTTCTCCATCGTCCACGGGTGTTCGCGCTTCGCCAGCATTTCCTGCCGCCACATGTTCTTGATCGGGCGCGTAATGGCGGCGAGCTCTAGCTGGATGCTGTCCTTGGAGATCGCCGCCGACACCGGCACGATGCCCTCGACGGTGGCGATGAGCAGGTCACCGCCGACCGGGTGGTGCGCGTTCATGCCCAGCGGCGGCGCGGTTTCGTAGCGCCCCTCCTGCCGCCAATTCGCTGCGTCAGCCGGGTTGCCGCCCGTGAAAATCAGGAGTTCTCCGAGGTCGGTCCCAAAAATACACTTGTCGTCGATGCCATCTCCTGCGTCCAAGGACCAAGTGGTCCCGAACAGCAGCTTGCCGCCCTTGGTCGCCGCGCCGGACAGCGGGATCATCGACAGCGCCCCGCCGATGGCGTTGAGCGGCAGGTACCACGCGTTCATCGAGGAGCCCTCGATGAAGAACAGCCGGTTGCGATACTTCCAGACGTAGGTGAGGTTCGCGCCGTGCTCGACCCGCGAGCCAGCCGGGCCGGTGATCTGGTCGGCGTTCAGCGTCGTCCACGTCGTGCCGTCGAACCGCAGCGGAAAGTCGCCGCCGTCGTTGACCGCGGTAAGGAAGTCCCCGGCGGCGTTCGCCAGTTGCGCGGCGGCGTAGTTGCCTGACGTCTGCCCGCTCTTGACCAGTATCGGCCCGCCGGACGACACGTCGAATAGTTTGGTCTGCTGCCCGGCGAACATGCGCTGGATGTTGCCGCTGGTGTACTCGAACGCCGACACCACCGGCTTGCGATCCGGCGAGGGCACTGGCGGAACCACGGTGTCGAGTGCGTGGAGGTCGCACCAGCGGATAGTGCCGCCGCGCAGCTTCACGCCGCGCATGGTCGGTGCCCAGTTGTCCTGTATCAGCGCCGCGCCCGGCGGCATCAGGGCGAGGTTCTCGCTCTCGATGATGCCGCGGGTCGGCGCAAGGATCTGCGCCACCTGTATCTGCTGTGCGGCCTGCGGCGGCACCGGGACGCGACGGAAGCCTTGGTGAATGCTCATATTATCTGCCACGGGTACGCGATGTCGCTCGACGACAGCGGCAGCCGACCGATGATGATCGGTGCCGGACTGTCGGCACCGGAGGCGGTGTTCAGGGCGTCACCGTAAGTCCCCATGTCCTCGGCGTAGGACGACCCCTTCTGCGCCTTCCACTGCCAGATCATCCCTAGCTTCAAGATCCGCTCGTCGAGCACGTAGCTGTCGAGGTCGGCGAGGAAGGCGTCGCCGTAGCCGCCGCTCGCCAGCTTCACGCAGTTGCGTTGCAGGTACGCGAACGAGGCGGTGACCGCAGCCATCGGCGGCGTCGGCGGCACGGTGAACGGGTCAGCCGGGCGCGGCCCGGCCATTACCGGGTGGATGAGGATGTCACCGCCCATAAGCGTCCACTCGCCGCGGCTGTGATAGTCGCTGCCGAGGCGGCGGCGTATCCACTCGTTGCTGTCGGGAATGAACCGCATCGGCGTTGTCGGGTCGGTCGATCGCCAGACCTCCGCCGTCAGCAGCATGCGCTTGTAGTCGGCGGGGAGCGGAAACGCCGTCGTGCCTACGTAGGCAGTGTCCGGCGGCGTGACGATGCCGTCGCCTGTGAACGTCGCCATCTTCTTCAGCGCGCCCCACTCCCGGGTGTCGTAGGCGATGCGCTGTGCCATCTCGTTAGCGAGCGCCAGCATCTCGATCATGGTTCTGTTGGTGTTGATGGACGCGAACACAGACACCGGGGGTATCACCCCGACTGCCGCGCACACGTCCCTCACCACCGACAGAATTGTCATCAGGCTGCCTTGTCTGGCCGCGCGTCGCGCGCCATCCGCATCAGCGTCTTGGGTGAGAGGTTGCCCTGCGGCGCGTGTCCGGTGTTGACGGTGATGTATTCGCGCAGTTGGTCGGGGCTCATGTCGTCGAACTCTTCGACGCCCGGCGCTGACACGGCGGCGCGCTGCTTCAGGGCGCTGACGTCTTCCTCCAGCGCCTGATTGCGCGCCCGCAGCGCCTCCAGCTCTGCCTGCACCTGCGTGTTGACTGCGCCGTTGCGGGAGTTGGCGACGTACTCCAGCGCCTGATTTTTCAGTTCCCGGCCGCCATGGCCGAGGTTCTTCAGTTCGAGCCCGTCGACGTCGCAGAGCGCCTCGACGGTGTAGATGTTCAGCCCCTTCAGCTCTGCGCGCCTCGCCTCGGTGAGGAACGGTGCGAAGTCGAGCGGCGTGCCGGTCTTGGTCTGCTGCGCGTGCATCTTGAATTGGCGGTACTGGCGCTCGAACCGCTCGGCGTAGGTGACTTTGACCTGCCCGCCGTTGTTCGGGTCGATCGCCCAGTGCGAGAACGCCTGCGCCGGGAAAACGCTCACCGCGCGCGAGCCGGGGAAACGGATCTCGACGATCTCGACGTCGTCGTACATCGGGCGGCCCGCCTGCGCGGTCTTCGCCGGGTTCGGTTGCGCCCAGTCCTTGAAGATGGGCACGAGGCTGGCGTCGGGGTTACGCGGATCGATCGGCATACTTGTCTCCAAGGGTTAAGAGGTAAGGCTGCCGCCCGTTGTTCGGGGACGGGCGGCAGCCCCGTTACCGGAGGAGGAGGGAAGGTGCTGGCTAGCTACTGATCCACCCCCGGATCTCAATCGTCAGGTTGCCGGATTGCTATCGATCAACCGCCAGTTGAACATTGGATTTGTCATGGTGAGCTCGCCCATCCATCCAATGAACTGCGCGATCGCGTCCTTATCGATCGGCATCATTCCGTCGCCGTCGAACAGCTTGTCGAAGTTGCGCTCCGGGTGATAACGGAGCCGGAAGCTGTCCGTGTTCAGACCGAAGCTGGTGTTGGCTGGCATGTTCGAACCGATGCCGCCGTCGAGCACGATCTCGGCACGCTTGCCGCCGCCGACATATTCGAGCGCGCTGAAGCCCAGCTTGCCCATCGACGTCTCGTTGGTCTGGCGCTGGATCGCGATCGTCGCCGCGTCATACGCCGCGTAATGCTCGGGCGACATCACGATCAGATCCGCATAGTCGCGGTTGCGAGAATGCTTGGTCATGATGCTGTTGAGCAGCGGGCGGATGGTGGTGGCGTTCACCTGCGTGCCGACTGCGGGCAGGTAGGTCTGCGCGTCGTAGGTCTTGGTCTGCCAGATCACCGCGGTAGCGCGGTCGATGCCGCCATAGTTGCCGGTGTTGGTGATGATCGGCACCGCAGTCGCGAGGCCGGTCAACGCCTTGCCGCCGTTGGCGGTGCCGTCGCCGTACAGCGCGGCGTCCATGGTGTCTTCCAGTGAACGCTCGGCAGCATCGATGTAGCTGTCGTAGACGTCCATCAATTGGTTTTCACCCTGGTTGTTCAAAATTTCCTGCATCGACAGCACAATGGGCACTACAACCATCTTCGGATCGTAGTAGGCGTCGTTGAACAGATCGATTGCAGGATTGAGCAATTGATCGTATCCCGAGTACCACTGCGCGACTTGTTTTCCGACTTGCAGGGTCTGGCGGATGCGCGGTCCCGAGTAGGTCTGCCACAGACCTTTGCGCTTCATGACTGCGAGCAACGCGTTGTTGTTCGACACCATGTCTTCGTAGCCGCTGGAACGCTCTTCCAGCGCCATCGACAGCACCTGCTGATAGGCAGATGTGGCTTGAATGTTAGGCATGACGGCTCTCCGATATGAAACGGTTTACAGGGCACCATTCACACGGTTGATCGCTCGCTGAATGGTGTCGCGGCGGCTCGGCTGCTTCTCTCCCGACTTGCGCTGGCGGCGCTCACTGCCAGACGGCAGCGCGCTTTCAGGCGCACCAGAGATGCTTCTGTCGGGGTTGCGGGTCTGAGCCGCCGGGCTGCGGGTCTGAGCCGCTGGGTTGGGCGAAAGCAGGTCCGCCCGCCTGTAAGCCGTTTCTAGATCGTGTCCGAACTTTAGTTCGTACTCGATTAGCTCGCCTAGTTCGTCGAACCTCGGGTGAGTTTCCGCAAAGCGGTCGACCTCACTCCTCGTGTACGAGAACGTCTGCGCATACTGCATCTGGTTGACTTGTTGCGCAAGGTGCTGGTTCTGCTGATGCAGTTGTCCTAGCTGGTGCGATAGTGCGGTGGTCTGGTTCGCGGTTTGCAGAACCTTCTGCTGGTCCGGCGTCTGCGAGAGGATGTGGTAGGCGACATCGCGGGAGGTAATTTTCTCGCCTTCCGGTGTACGCAGATTAAGGTTGCTGATGATCATATCGAGCCCGCCGATCGGGTCCGACCGCAGTTTCTGCTCCATGCCCACGTAGTTACCGAGTGCCTTGTCGAGCGTGGTGCCGTGCGCCGTCGCCATCTCGTGGTACTCGCGGATGGTGTTCATGACGTCGTGGTCGCCCTTGAAGGCGTTGTAGGCGCGCGAAAACTCCTGGTGCATGCGGTGCACTTCGCCACGCACGCTTTCCGGCGCGGCGTGCCACTCTGCCTTGGCGTGCTCCGCCATCCGCTGTGGCGGGTCGCGGTAGGGCGTGTTCGCAGGCAGTTGTTTATGCGGCTGGCCGCTAACGGCCGGTTGCTGGCCTACCTGCGGCTCACCTGTCGGCGCACCTGCATTGCGGTCAGGCTGTCCGGCTTGTGGTGCGCGCGGCGCGAATTGCCCGCGGTCGCCGCGCGGCTGGTCGGACTGGCGGCGGCGTAGATCGATCTTGCCCTCGCCCTCGTCATCGCCGGAAGGATAACTTTTGGGTGCTGGCTTCGCCTCCCGTTTCATATCCTCGGGCGGATTGTTGTGGCCCATCTTCGCCTCGGCCGCCTTCGGCTTCGGCTGGTCCGGCTCGCGCGACTTGTTGAAGGCGCGCTGGATTGCTTCCCGGCGGCTCCCGGCTTCCGGCTTGTCAGGCGCCTGCGGCCCAATAGGCGTCGGGGTCGTTGTCGGGTTCTGGTTGATGACGACCTCGCCCTGCGCAGGCGTAGGTGCGGACGGAGGCGGCGCAGTAGGTGCGCTGGTGTCGGTCATGGTTGATCCCCTTTATTGCGGTCAGGCTGACCGCACTTTTTCGAATGCTTTCTTGACGGCTCGCTGCCGCGCGGCTTTCACCGCGCGATCGGCGGAGGCTCGCTGCTTTGGTTTTGGTTTTTCGTTGCCGACCTCGGTCAAGCCGAGGGCACGCCCGGTCGCCCGGAAGGCGGCCTTGCTGGTGTAGAACCTGCCGTCGACCTGCTCGGTCGGCGGGATCTCGTCAGAGATCACATACGGGCACGGGAGTTCAGATTTGGCTGGCGCGTGCTCGTCCGGGTTTCGGGTCGACCACTTTGTCGGCCCGATCTGGTAGATCGGCATCGTTGGGCTCGGCTTGCCGTGTCGCCCGCGCCAGCGGCGGCGACACGAAAATCACTGGCAACCCCGGCTTTCCCACTACCTTGGTCACAGCCATCCCGAACAGGTTTGCGGCCTCCGTCACCGGGAGGCCGTATCCATTGGTACTCTCGACCACAGGCATGCCGCCCGCCGCGACTGTGACAACCGACATGCCCATGGTGCTCTCCTTACCGCTTCTTGCGCGGTGCTTTCTTCGGCTTCTTGGGCCGCGACTTGGCGGCGCGCAAGGCCTCGTTACTCTCGGTGAACTCGAACTCCAGCGGGTCGCTCTCGCCGTGTGCGCTCCTCACCGTCACCGGGTAGCTGCCTGCCGTCGTAGCCGTCGACGGCTTCACGATCGTTGTCACCGTGTTGGCGTCGACGAACGTCGTCGGCTCATCGCCGCCGTTGAACGTGATGACACTGTCCGCCGTGAAGTTCTCGCCGGTACAGGTCAGCGTCAGATCCTCGTCGCCAATTTGGGCGACGTCGGGGTCGATCTCCAAGAGGTCCGGCGGGTCCGTCACCTCGGGCTGCCCCGGGTCTACCGGCGGCCCGCCCGGCCCGCCGGGGTTCAAGCTGCCGATCGTCGAGCCCGGGGGCTCGTTGATGCTGGCGACCGTCCCGCTACCCCACGGCGCAGTCAGATCCTCCTGCTGCACCTCGGGCGTCGGGGCACCGGCCACGCTCTGATCCATGCCCAGTGTGCTGGGGTCGACGATCGTGCCTTCCCCCGGCTGGGCGCTCGGGATCGCCGGGTTGACGTTGTCACGGGTGATCTGCCCGTGAAACGCCTCCTCCGGTATCCGGTCCTCGGGCCGCGTCCGCTCGATGAAGTCGTGCGGCTTGGCGTCGAGGATGTGCCGGTCGTCCCGCTGGGAGCCGGGGTCTGCTTGCGTCTGTCGCTCTTGTTTCGTCGTCATGTGAACGTCCATGTCTGGGCGGTCGTCGTCACCACGCCGCCGGTTATGACAGTCACCGGCCACGGCCCCGCGGAGGTCTTCTTGGTCACCGTGGGCGCAGTCAGCGATGTCGCGGAGTTGAACGTGGTGGTTTGAGGCACCCCGTTCACATGAATAACGCTCTGCTTCGTGAAATTGGTCCCGGTCACGCTCAAAGTCGTGGTGCCGACACCGGACACGCTGTTGCCGGGGGTTATGCCCGACAGCGCCGCGTTGGTGGCTGGCGACAGGCTGGAGGCATGGTCACGGTTCGGCGTCGCCGTGTAGCTGCCAAGCACCGACACCTGCGCGGTCGGGTAATTCACGTTCGAGCCCGGCGACGTCACCACCACCTCGGTACCGGCCGCCTCGTGCGCCACGCTGGTCGACGCAGGCACTGCACCGTTGAAGTGAATGTTCGGCGGCGTCACGCCTGCTGCGCCGGGGTAGGTGCCCTTGGTGCCGCCAGCGGTCGCGCCTGAGCCTGACGCCAGCGCCGCCTTGTTGACGGCGAACGCCGTCAGCGCGCCAGCCGCACCGTCGTCGTAGAACGGCGGCGGCGACACCGGGGTGTTGCCGCCCCAGTTGGTGAGATCGTTGTACGTCGTCTCGGTGTAGTTCGGCGGGTTCGGCGGCGTCGCGCCCGCGAACGTCATGTTGGTGGGCGGCGTCGGGTTCGGCGGTGTGACGGTCAGTGCGCTTTGGGCCATGTGGCTCTCCTGTTCGTTACCATCGGTTTAGATGCGTCTTAAATCCGAACCTCATGTCGCCGGGCTGCGGTACCGTCCGCAGGTCGTACAGCCCGGCCGTATAGCCCGTTAACTCGAACCTTCCCGTCTCCGCCTCTAGTACCAGATGCTGCCGCTTAACGTGGACGAAATCGACCGGCGAGCCTTGCAGCAGGAAGATGCCCGGCTCCGCCGCCAGCATGCGGGTGAACCGCGCCACGCTGTCGTTGCCGGTGATCACGAACTGACCGGGCTGCATTACGGTGAGCCGCGTCCGGCGCGTCAGGGTCGCCGCGTTGCCGGTGATCGTGAACGCGCCCGGCAGCATCGTCAGCGGGTAGTTCACCGCGGTGGTCTTGGTCAGGTTGATCTGGTGCCCGGTCAGCGTGAATGCGCCGGTCGTCGCCGTCAGCGTGTATGCGGTGGTCTTGTTCAAGTTGATCGGCCAGCCGGTCAGCGCGAATGACCCGGCGGTCGCAGTCAGGGTGTAGTGAACCGCCGCGGTGGTCTTGTTCAGGTTGACCGGGTAGCCGGTGATCAGGAACTCGCCCTGCGATGCGCCCAGCGTGTACGAGCCGGTCTGGGTCATCGTGATCGGGTTACCGGTGATCAAGAACTCGCCGGTCGTGGCTTGCAGCCGGTAGGCGATGCGCAAGTCGGCGCTGTAGCCGGTGATGGTGAATGCGCCGGTCGTGCCGCCCAGCACCCGCGCCGCCCGCAGGCTGACGTCGTAGCCGGTGATGGCGAACGCGCCGGTCGCGGCTTGCAGCTTGTAGGCAAGCAGCAGGCTGGCGCTGTAGCCGGTGATGTTGAACGCGCCGGTCGTGGCTTGCAGTACCCGGCCCGCCCGCAGGTCGGTGTTGCTGCCTGCGATCGCGAACGAGCCCGGCGTCGCCGTCAGCGTGTAGTGCGTGGGACCAGCGGCGATCGCGCTGCCGTTCCAGCGAACGTAGCCGCTATCGGGAGGCGTGCCGACAAATGCGCTATCGAAGACGAACGTAGTCTTGTAGCCCACGTCGTAAGCCGACATCGCGGCGTGGAAACCACCAGAGCTTTGCGGGGATAGACCAATTACTGACGTCCAACCCGCCGCCTTAGTGATGTTGCGGAATTTTACATATTTGCTGGTGCCCCACTCGACAGCGATCCCGATCCGATCGCCGATATCGATTGTTGCCGTGGAAGTGACAAGGGCTCCGCCGCAGTAGATCGAGCCGGTAGAGTAGTAGCCGATCGAGTTCGACAACGACCCCAGCCAACCGTTCTGAAAGGTGCTGTTTACCGTGACGCCAATGGCGTTACTGTCCGTCCCGATACCCGGGTCGGCTACACAGATCACCTCGCAGTAATGCTTGGTGATGCCAGACATGCCGGATTGGGAAACAACGTAGCCGCCCGCGCTGGTCTTCTCCGCCGTCAGCTTGTCAGCCGATAGAGTGATCGACCCGGACGTCAGGGACGGCTCCAGCGTCGTCCCCGTCGACACTGGTGCGTAGGTCAGCGTCGCGTTGTTGCCAGTCAGCGCGAACGCGCCCGGCGATGCCGTCAGCGTGTAGTGGGTGACGGCGGGCACATACGTCAGGTCGACGTCGCTGCCGGTCAGCGCGAAGGCACCGGTCGTCGCCGTCAGAGTGTAGTGCGTGACCTCGGGGGCGCCCTCTTCCCCAAAGACGAGGTCGACGCCGTAGAACATGTAGTCGTTGCCGGTAGTCCCGAGGGCGGATTGATCGTAGGAATAGGCCCCCTGTACTGTCGTAGCGAGGCTGCCGAGTTTGCAGCCAGCGCCGTCCCCCCACCAGTCGCCGCCGCCAACCACGAACGAGGACAGGAAGTAGTTCTTGCCAGTCTCTAGCTCGAACGGTGTGATGCTGGCGTAGTAGTAGCGGCCCTCGCTGCCGCCGGTCATGTTGATGACGGCGGTGCGCCGCACCGGGCTCGCAATGGTGCCGCTGACAACCTCGTACAGGTAGGCAGTCTTGTTGCCGGTATTGTCGAGCCCGCAGCGCAGACCCAGCTTGGAAACACGATCCGCACATGGGCGCTCACGGCTGACGTCGGAACGAAGCGAGGCCGATTGCCGCGGAGCGGATGTGGTCCGCAAAGGCATCGACACGGTGGTTCTGCAGCACGTACTCTCGGGCGCGACGACCCATCGCTTCCGCAGACTGCGGGTCTTCGAGCATTCGCTGGAGAGTCGCCCT